TCTAAGTGTCCTATTAATATATTATTGGCGGGAAGACAATTTGCCATATTATTTTTTATATAATTTATTTCATCTTTTATAGGTTGTAATTCTTCATCGGTAAAATTAAATTTAATTACTCCCTGTTGAGGAAAATAATAAGGTTCCAAATTCATTTAATTGCTATTAGTTTTAGAACTGCACGCCGTGCCGGTTCTGGGTTACGTTCATCATCTTCACGGTAAATACCCGTGAATCCTGCTTCTTGTAGAAGATTGACTAATGACTTCTCACAGAAACCATTAATATGTCCCATACCAGGAATCTTAAACTCTTCAGGATGACGCCAACCACCAAACAGGTAGTCCATGGCATTATCCCAAGGATCCTCGTGTGTATTCAACCAAGGAACGTTGGCCTTTTCTTTCCAGTCATCATGAACAATACGTTCCATAATCCACAAAACATCAGGACAAGTAACCTCAAACTTACCACCTGGCTTTAGAATACGGTGGATTTCTTTTAGAACCTCTGGTACAGCAAAGTGTATCAAATGCTCTATAACATCACCAAGGTAAATCTTATCAGCATAATCGTTATCATATGGATAAGGAAAGTGGTGAAGGTCGTGCACCTTTGTTGTACCTGCCCACTGGTGCATATCCATACGGTCTGTTGCATCAGGTTTTGGATGTGGGCCAGCGCCAATGTCAATAATAACCGATTGTTCTATTACAAGATTAGACATTCAGAGCATCCCTAATACAAAGACGAAGACTATCATCAACCTTCATCTGTGCTTCCCAACCAAGAAGTTCTTTTGCTTTTGTAACATCAGGCACACGATGACGAACATCATTGAGATATCCTGGTTTATGGTCAAAGGTCATAGCATAATCAAACTGACATCCAAACTCAGTGGTTGCGATAACACGGATTCTTCGTGCTAAGTCCTTCATGCTTATTGGTTCATAGTTGCCAAGATTAAAGGCCTGACCGTTTGTCTTAGCAGAGAATGAATGTGTAGCAATAGCCTCTGCTACCTCATCAATCCATGTGAAGCAACGGATCTGCTCACCATCACCAAGAATAGGAATATTATTGGAACGTTTGACTATAATCTCATGCATAAAGTCAGCAAATACGTGGGAAATACCTTGCTGACCTTCCGTTCGCTCATAAGGAGTTAGAACATTGAATGGACGCCAAATGGTATATTCAACACCATATTGCTTTTTAAAAGCAATCGACATCTTTTCACCAACATACTTTGATAACCCATACTCGGTGTAAGGAGCAATTACGGTATCAATGTCATCTTCTTTTACGGTACCTTGGCAGTTCTCATAGACCATAGAGGATGAGGTATAAACAACCTTGGAGACGCCGTGGTCTACTGCGGCCTTGAGGACGTTGTTGTGTAATGCTAAGTCTTCACCGAGAATATCGGCACAATACTTATTAAAACCACCAACACCATAGATACGTGCGGCCGCCTGGATGATTAGGTCTGGTTGAACTGATTTGACAAGAGCATCTACTGATGGACGGTCTGTAAGGTCGATTTTGCGGAACTCATAACCCTCACCAGCAATACCGAGACGTTCTCCATAACGGCAAAGATTATCCACACCATACACAGCATGTTTGTCACGTAGCAGTTTAGGAATAACTGCCTGCATCAACGAACCTTCAGAACCACACACTAATACTTTCATTTCACATCTCCAACTTTATAAATGCCCGTCATACTTAGTTTACTTTCTGGATACATTTTCCAGAGGTCGGCAACAATACAATCTTGTCTAAACCAATCTAGAGGCCATTCTGAATCCATACCTGTGTGTGGAGTCATTACAATAACTGCATCAGCCTCTTGAGGTATCATACATGTATCTGCTTTGACAAATGGATCCCACATATCAGATTCCACGCCGTGCTTTTTACATACCTTACGCATTTTGTATGAAAGACTGTTGCGAGTATCATCACAATCTTTCTTAAAGGTAGCACCTAGAATAAGAACCTTCTCGATGTTTGGATTGATATCTTTGATACGATTGAACACATAATCTGGCATGCCTTCATTAATAAGAAAGCTAGTGTTAATAAGATCGCCAAAGGGAATGTCACTAAGCAAGAAACGACCGTCCTTGAAGAGGCAAGGACCTCCAACATTAGGGCCTGGATGAGGCACATCCATTCTAGGATAATCATAGTTACATGCGTCAATAACTTTGTCGATGTTGATACCATGTTTCTCTCCAATCATCCACATTTCATTAGCAAAGGCAAACGTGACATAACGATACATGTTAGTCATCAACTTACCAAGTTCCGCCTCTTTTGGTGTAAGATGAAAAACTTTATTCTTTATGAAACTATTAAAGAATAATGCGGCCTGTAAGTAAGACTCCTCACTAAAAGCACCGACAATCTGTGGTAGTTTTGTTGTCTCAATAATGGAACGACCTTGTACCACTCGTTCAGGACAGAATACAAGATGATAATCTTTACCTTCTATCCATCCGTGGTTCTTTTCAATATGCTTACGGAGAACTTCTGTCGTACCAGGTGATACAGTAGAACGAAGGACAATTAACTGTCCTTTCTTTATCCGAGGAATAAGAGTATCATCAACAAAATTAAAAAGGTCATCAAGACGGGCATTACCTTCTCCATCAACTGGCGTACCAATCATAATAGCAACTACATCGGAATCAGAAATGAAATCAAAATCTGTAGTAAAAAGGATTCTCTCCTTCTTCAGATTGATTTTAAGAATATCTTCGCCACCTTCTTCCTCATAAGGTACAATACCAGCATTTAGTTTATCAACGGCATCTTGGTTGATATCAATACCATATACATTATGACCTGCTTCGGCCACTACACAGGCAAATGGAAACCCTACGTGCCCGCCTGCACCGATTACACTTACTTTCATTATTTTGTCTCCAATAAAACGTCCTCTATGTCATTACAAGTATCTTGGATGGTATGGTTTGTCATGACATAGTTATAGGCATCATCAATCTTTTTATCATCTCTCTTATGATTACGGAGAAGTTCCATTAACTCCGTTTCATTTTTATAAGTGGTACCATAATAGCACATATCTTTAGCGCCCGCAACCTCTCTCGCATACCAAGGTGTCTTATTCATCATAGCCTCAAGAAGGACAAGTCCAAATCCTTCCTCATAAGAGTTCATAATGTAAGCATCAGCACCGGAAATCTCAAATAAAACATCCGTTTTGGATTTACCAAAGAAACATTTAACCACATCATTCTCGGCAGGCATCAAGTGTTCCTCACCATATCCATATAGATGGAGTTCTGCATTAAGAATCTTAGCCTTAGTAAATGCTTCGGCGAGAGGACCCATTGCCTTATGTGGATAGAAACCACCAGCAGAAACAAAGACGGTCTTTTTCTTTTCTGGATTATATCTCATATAATGATGTACCTCAATACCATGCCGAATACGACGACCTCTCTCTAACACATTATGTTTTCTAAGGTGTTGGACATCCATACTTGTAGAGTATCCAAGGAAACGGTGATGTGTTAGTCCATTAACACACATTTTACTATCACTTGGTTTTACGATTAGATAAAGGACAGGAGATTGTATTCTATCAGCATTTAGATGAACGATATTCTGTGCCTGAACATCACCACCATGAACGATGATAAGGTCCCATTTTTCTCCTAATGCATAAAAGTCATCAAGGACTTTTACATCATTATAATCACCTTGGTTTGTAGGTGCCAAAACGAACACTTCATGGCCTCGTTTAAGCATCTCTTCGGCCATATTCTGGACATAATACTCACTACCGCCAGGATAAGGTGCATAACGGTGAACCACAAACAATAATCTCATCATGCCTCCATAACAAAGTTATCCCACCATTCATAAAGGTTGTGTAAGTCCGTAAACTCATTGGGAATATCATTCTTAAATACTGGTCTCTCTATTATATCTAGGTACTCTTGTTTACCAGCAGGAGAGTCCAAATGTTTTACATAATTCTTTACACCATCTAATGTTTGGAAATCATGGACATTAATGAAAGCTTTTGTATTGAAGTCACGTCCGACAGTTTCCGATCCCCAATAGATAGGCATTGTTTTGGTTTGAAATGCATTTAGTATTTTCTCTGTAACATATCCAGGATGTGAACCGTTTTCAAAGCAAATGTTGAAACGGTAGTTATCAAGAAACTCCAGTTTATACTTTAGTTTGTCCCTTGGTAGAATGGCATTCATGTTGTTTAGATGTGGTCCGGCTGAATGAACTTTTTTATATCCACTCATCATCTCAAACATGGCGTTACGCATATGCTGCCTAGGATTTGATACAACAAAAGAACAGAAGTCCCTGTTATCATAATCCTTTTCATAATCACGAACTACATTCTTGATCTGTAGAAAATCATCCGTCCATCCTTCCTGAATGGCACCATGCATATCAATAATATACAATGGTAAACGATAATGCCTAGAACTATTCTCATGATCAAAGGTCATGGCAGCAAAGCAATCATTATATGGAGGCCTTGCGTTCTCACCTGTATAGAATATCTTCTTTACTTTGGTCTTATCAAATCTTTCATTGGATCGACCAAACTCTCCTTCACCATAAATTAGATATTCTGGATTCACATCATCACGGATAACATGATAATGCTTGTTGAAAACATCCATAAAGAAGTTTATTGCCGTTGTAAAGGTATCGGCAAAACCAATGCGAAGAGGTTTACGTCCCATTATTTGTACCAGAAGAAGGCTGAGTTGGTAGATAGATTAATAGGTGCAGTAATCTTATTCTTTTCACGGAAATCTGTTACTGCACGTTTAACTGACTCAATAGAGGAGTAATCATGTCCACAAAAGAAACCACCTTTCTTGAGTAATGGATAATATGCTTCACAGTCCGCCAATGTGGCATCGTATGAATGATCACCATCAACAAAGATGAAATCAAATTCCGCTTTATCTGTAATGGTCTTAATTTTAGAAGAAGCATCGGCCGAAGTTTCACGAATAATCTGAACACGGTCACCATATTGTTTCAGGTTCTTTTTAGCAACCTTCATAAACTTATCCAAAACATCTTGTGTGATTTCACCATTCCAATCCTCATATGCTTTGTATGGATCAATCGTATATAGTTTGATAATGTTAGGACATTTATCCAATAGAAATGCTGTTGACTCGGCACGGCAAGTACCAATCTCAACACCAACCAATTCTTCACCAAGGCGTTTGATATAAGGTGCTAGACCTTTTACCGATACCCAATCATACGGCCACTTATCACCAAGTTCCGCAATCGTCTTAAAATCATCTTCGCCTAGTGCCATGTTATACTCCAAACTTTCTTTCAACTAATGTTTTCCACTCTGGTACACGATCCCATTGATGAACAATAGTTACTTTCTTATCGTTGGCATAAATTTCATCATTATGAACCGAATAATCAATACGATTTACAAATCTTAACTGCATAGATGGATTTGCTTTGTATGCCTGACCAATACCACCAGAACCTGCTTGAATAGCAGGGAGAGATGTGCCAGCATGAACGACCCAACCATTTGCCGGATTTGTAAATGCCGTTCTCTTTGCATATGCTTCACATGCCAATAGAATGTTCAATGCTGCCTGATCTGGACCACCACCTCCTGGTGTTTTAGGATTGAGTCCACGACACATTAGATAAATGTTTAGGCAGAAATCTTTAAATGCATCCAGGCGGCCGCCAACAACACCCGCACAATTAATCTCTCTCTTAACAAAACGTGCAGAGAAAAATTCACCAAATGCTTGTGTCATGTTATTAGAACCCCAAGGTTCATCCTCATAATTCATATTTTCCGAACCAATAATCATATCTTGTGAAGACAAAAGGTAATTGTCTAACCACTCTGATGGATTACTTTGAAATACAACATCACGAACATCTGTAGCAATAACACGTTCAATACCATTTTGTTGTTCCAATTGTTCTAACATCTGGTAAATATGCATAAAGCGATCAACCATAATGCTATTGTTGTCACCAATGTTATATACAAAACCTCGATACTGGTCAAATGCTGTGCATCCAACAATCATAAAATCTTCGGCAGTTAGTTTATTAACGGTTGCAGCATCCATGTTATAGGCAATAACTGCCTTGTGACCTGTAAAACCGGACTTCTTAATAGAATTAGCCCAGTATTTGATTTTATCCCAATCATAGTTATCAACCACACCAATAATTAAATCTTTAGCCATGGAAATTTCCCTTCATAGTATTGATTGTTTATTTTATTACCTGCATCAAAAAACTCTTTAGTTACCGAGTTGGGGTTGCCATCTAGACGATAGCAAAGGGTGTGCTTACCATTAGTATGATACTTAGAATGGTCTTTCACAGCATAGAGATACTGGCGGTCTCCACCCCAACCGGCATGCCAGTAGTGACATGTCTTTTGTAGAAACTCTCTCTTCCAACAAAATGATGATGTGTCTATTAGAAACTGGTCTCCATAAGGAGAATTGCGTGAGGCAAATATCGGCCACTTACCTAAACTTTCACAGTTATCATCACAGAGATATTCTTTATCTGGATTATATATCTGCCGTAGGGAATAAGCAAAATCTAAATTGTTTTGTTCAATAGTATTGACCAATGTTTCAACATGATCTGGTTGATACCAATTATCCTCATCCAAGAATAGAATGTAATCGGAGTTTAGTAGATGTGGAATGCCAGCATAGATACGATGACCGTAGAAAGATTGGTCACCAACTTTACCTGTGTTCTCTGGTAGAACAAGAACTTTTACTTTATCTTTTGGTGGAAGTCCAACCTGTTCAAATACACCATTGGCATATTCTTTACCATCAACTACAATTAGGTGCTTGATGTGTTTATGGGTTTGCTTTTCAACACTATCTAAAGCATCTTGTAGTTTTGGAGAACCTATTGTAGGCGTAACAACCGTTACGGTCTTAGGACCCTTAGGGGCATCTGTAATCACAAGTTTCATAATAACCTCATATGAGTAAAGGGTGACGGTTCACCCATCACCCTTAGAGGACAAAGACTTGAAGGGTGCCGGATTATCAGTTCCGGTCCTTTTCAGGGGCCCCTGCCTTATTTCATTTTATTTATGCTACTTTCTTACCTGTCTTTTCTCCAGCAAGCTGCTTTTGAAACGCCGTTGCCTCAGTGAGGAATTGCTTTGTCGCCTCGCCGACCCCGAACGGATCCAGGATATCAATCTTCTTCGCCTTCTTCTCCTCGGGAATAAATCGCTCAAGAAAGATTTTAAGTAGTCCATTAGCCATCTCCGCGTTCTTTACAACGACCGTGTCGGCAAGTGTAAATTGGCGAGTAAAAGCACGGTCAGCAATACCTTTGAAAATGTAGTCTTTATCATCATTCTCTAAGCGGCCAGAAACCGTAAGGACATCATCCTTCAATTCAATATCAAGGTTCTGTTTTCCAAAACCAGCAAGGGCGATTTCGATAACAAAATGTTCTTCGTCGACCTTCTTGATATTGTATGGAGGGTATGATGGGATTTTTGGAGCGTATTCACTTGCTTCACGGAGTTTCTCAAGCATGGTATCAAAACCAATAAATTGCTTGGCGAGTCCGGTAGGAATACCAAAGTGATTATATTCGTGTGTCATGTGTTTCTCCTATAGTTAGCGAGAATAAAAGTGAATGAATCCTCCTGGAAACATTCACATATATTATATAGTAAACTTTATGGGTTTGTCAACCTATTCTCCAATTTGTTCCATCAGAATATACAGGAACGGACATACCACCTCCACCAGCAACAATAATACCTGTAACATTGTTGGAAAAATCATTAGAAGAATCCACAACAAAATACATTGTTCCTCGAGGAACAGATGAAGCAGATGGTAATTGAGAAACTAAAAAATTATTAAAATGAATAGATGTTATATAAACTCTACCGTTAGCATCAACGCTAAATTCGGATGTTCCATTAACACTAAAATTTAAAAGTCTGGATGTCGAACTGGCACCAAAAGGTGCTGCTACGTTCATTCCAATTGCTGTGTAGGTATTTGCTACGTCAATCCATGTTGCTGTAAGGTTTGCTAAGGCCACTGTCATGTTGTCACCACCGATGATGTTAAATTAATTGCTGGATAATAATCTTCATATGTCTGTAAAACTATATAGTCACCAGAATCGGTCACTACCGCATTAGTAACGTCAGCAAGAGCAGGATATGTGTTTGACCTTCCATCAACATATATAACTGGTATTAGATAATGACCGGATGTCTGGCCATATATTGCCGTTCCTGGTGATAGTGATACACCACCTTGCAATCCGCTAAATTGCGCCACAGCGGCACCTCCACCTATCTGTGTAAAGTTAGAAACAGTTCCAAGTATTTGTCCAGCAACCGAAACAAGTTCACCAATTTGCAAAGCACCGAAACCACCACCTACTAATTGCTGCATTATACCTAAAGCAGCACCATAACTACCCATTCCTATAATAACGTTTTGGGAACCCATAATAGGAATAGGAAAACCTTTTACGTGAGGTATGATACCAAGAACATCTGGATTAGCCATACTCACAATAGAGGGAATGGCAGGTATACCACCAACCATAACATTATGAGGTATAACATTAATAAGTTGTCCTAACAAATTATGTGTATCTTTATCACCTTCGAGAGCAGGTGTTTTATTATTAACTTTTATGTTAAAAGGTTCCGCCAACAAACATTTATTGAGGGCACCACACATACGTATCATACCATCAAGGGTCCAACCAGGCATTATATTTTCTTAGTCCTTCCTGCCTTTTTCGTTGGCACCTTAGGTGGTGCCTTAGGTGGTAATTTAGAAGGCAACTTGCTAACCTTACCAACCTTTTTTGGTTTCAATTCTAGTTTATCATCTGGCACATCAATAATGATAATTGAACCTTCATACTTTACACCAGTTGAACCCATACCACCTGTGCGGTTGGTTTTGACACCTGGTCGTGCTGCGGATTCTACGATAGAATACTTTACATCCTCAACCAATTCAGCCTGTGCGATACGATCACCGCTTTTGATTACTAATTGATTTTGAGAAATGTTATGTACCAGTACCATTACCTCTTGCACATAATCGGAATCTACCACACCTTCAGCATTAGCAAGGACAAGGCCTTGCTTCAAGGACATACCGGAGCGCGCGTGGAGGCGCACGGAGTAACCTTCTGGTATATCAAAGATAAGTCCAGTTGGAACTGCTACACGGTCGCCGGGTTGAATAACAATCTGGTTATTCATTGGCCTTTTAAAAGGTTTATTCGAGTGAGAATATCCATCATAGGTATTGTTATTATATCCCTGGAAGGATAAGTCAAAACATGCCGACTGTGTGGTTTGCTTTGCTGGCAACTTAACGAGTGGATGTGTTCTAAAGATTTTCAATTGGGTCATTCTATATCTCTCTTTTCTTCAACAAGTTTCTTAATATCCAAAACCTTTTCATTTTCAATTAACTGAATACAGATATTGGTTATCTCAATATCTTTTTGTATAAAAAACATCTTTTGTCGGAGTATTTCCAACTGTTCTCTATAATAAGTCAACTCTTTTTCTTTTCTCTCACGGGTCTCATATATATCACTTAAACGAATAATAGTATTAGCCATTATTCTTGGTCGGGATATCTTTTCTTACCTAGAGAATACTTGGCTACCAAGTTCCATTCAGGTTTTTCCGAATAAGATATAATTTTAATCCTATTAAGAGGTGTAAGAGGTTCTTGCGATTTCTTCGAATCAACCAGGGCAACAAGACCCCATTCGGCCAATAAATTTGATATGGTGTTACGTCTACCGAGGTCTTCCTCGGAAAAATCGGTAGGTTTACCATCCAACATGAACATTTCTTTAAAATGAACTAGATAATAACGACCTTGCTTATGTAAAATATGACAAGACTGATACAATGTCTTATCTTTCTTAGATGCCACTCCAATACGGGTTAACGTCTCTTTCACTTTTAGAAAAGATTGTGGGTCAGGTAGTTTTATCTCGACGAAGTCGTCTAGGTTTACTGTCATTTGTTCCACCTTTATTTAATTTTCTTTTTATTTCTTCTATATCGGCGTCATTAAGTAAAACCAGAACATCTTTAGCCTTCTCATTTGAGTAGTTAAAATATTCTTTAACAGCCTCAAGTTTTTCTATGGTTTCACGTTTCTGCCATGGTCTAAACGGACGTTTATATCCACGGACGGTATTTAGTAAATACTGGTATTGTAGCATACTAGGTAAATTTGGATATACGTTCATCTGATTGGCCTGCAAAACGCAGTCATAATGAAAAGATAAGGCCTTATTTATTATGAATCCATTATAATCTTTTTCCTCTTCTAAAATAAGTTTTTTGGTCTGTAATATAGATGGAATAATTTCTTTGAATAAGTCGGCCATTAGAATAATTTTCCTGTTGATGTTGGTTCACCATAAACGGCTAGTATCTCATTAATAATCATTCTAGTCTCTTTTTTAGCGGAAATCAACCTTTTTTTAGGTATAATTACTAGTTCATCAGCATCATTATAAAGTTCTTCAGTTCTTTTGGTACTGTGGTTAGAAACCAAACACAATACACCTTTACCACGTAAAGATTTGCATATTTCAACTATTTGTCGATGTTGCTCTGAAGAAAAATCTTCTTTTGTATAGGCAGTAAAGTTGCTATCAAACTCATCCGCTGGAAGATATGGTGGGTCAAAATAAACCACATCACCCTCTGTCAAATTTTGATATAACATAGGATTGTTAAAATCTCCATGTAAAAGGACATGTTCTTTACTGGAAAAATGATTAACAAAAGAACTAATTTCCTTTAAAGGAAAACCTTTCTTTGATGACTGACCATAAGGTACATTGAATATACCATTTTTATTATAACGACAAACACCATTAAAGGCAAATTTGTTCATTACAAGAAACAAAGCGGCTCTTTCCAAACTATTATATGATGCTGAATTAAAAGAATTTCTCAACTCATAGAACATATCTTTATTCATATTTTCAAAATTCTTAGATGATAATTCTATAAGTCCTTTTGAATTTGATATAAGATGATTGTATAAGTTTATTAAGTCATAGTTCATATCATTCATTATATATTTGTTGGCACAAACGTTCAAAGATACGGTTGCCGAACCTATAAAAGGTTCAACAAAAGTATTTGGATTACCTATTTTAGGTAATATGCCGGAAAGAATAGTTTGTTTGCCACCAACCCACTTTAGTGGTGAACTAATTGTCAATCGTTTCTTCCTTAAATTCTTCAAATGAGAGGATTTTGACGTTTGGTGCGGTAATGTATCTGGACATTTCTGTTGATTTATAAGATTCCATAAGGGTAAAACCTTGTCCTGAATAGACAATATATGCCTTTTCATATCCATAGTTTTCACATAAATGTTGGAGGTTAATAATTTCATGTGGTATTTTTTGTTCCGCTGTACCACCGGTATCTTGGAATTTGGCCGATATAAGGATTTTTCTATTGAATAAAATATCGACCACATAGTTTTTATTAACTCCTATTTTCTTTCCAACTTTAATTTGTTCTTCAATTATAGCATTGCTATATTTTTTAGTTAAATAGTCAGCAAGAACTTTTTCAAAGGCCTTACCAGAAGATATCATATTGACAAATTTATTATCCGACATGCAGATGACATCATCAAAATCAGGAAATAAACTCATTTGACCTCACATTCTACCATCATTTCAGTTAGACAGGCCACGAGGTTCAACTCTTGGTCTGCCACAAATGCTGCTTGATACTGGTACTTGGCAAGAGTTATGACCGCAGCAGGAATGGACTCTGGTTTCAGATATTCATACAAACCATCATATACATCACGGAAGATTTTTGCTGGGTCAACATCTGAGTTATTAACAACCCATTTACGCATAGCACCAAAGTCCTTTTCTTTTAGTGCCTTAATAAGTTCTTCCAGTTTTCTTACATTATCAACTTGAGCAAGAACACCAGCATCAATAGTTCCGCCAGAAGAATAACGTTGTATCTCGTTGAGAGTTCGGCGGTAATCTGGGAAATACCGCGATACAATCTTTCCCAAAACGTTGGCATCGTATTCAATTCCCTCTGTTACTAATATTGTTTTTAATCTTTTGAACATCTCCATTGCCATCTTGGCCTTCTCATTACCTTTGAGTGAGAAGTCAACAACGGCACAACGAGAATGTAGAGCATCAATCAACCTTGCCTTAAAGTTACAGGTGAAGATAAAGGAGCAGTTGTCACTAAACTCCTCTATTGCTCCACGCAGGCCTGCCTGCGCCTCTGGTGTGAGGTAATCTGCCTCATCAAGGATGATAACCTTACGACCACCTGTAAGAGAGATGGTTGAGGCATAACCTTTAATCTTGGTTCTCAACATATCAATACCACGTTCATCAGAACTATTGATAAAGAGATGGTTGAGATTAAGTTCTTCACACATTGCCTTGGCGATAGTGGTCTTGCCGCAACCGGCAGGACCAGTTAGCATTAGGTTGGGTATGTTACCCTCTTTCACATAATCCTGAAATACCTTTTTGATACGATACGGCAGGATGGTGTCCTCAACCTTATGAGGACGGTATTTTTCGCAGAGAAGGTATTCACTCATTAAGATGCCGTCTTTTCCATAACAGTGGTGTAAAACTCTTCAAAGTCCGTATTCTCTTGAACCTCTTCTTTGAAGTTGGCACGGAAGTAAGCTCGTGACATACGGCGGAACAACTTCTTATCAATACCGAGTTTATCGGCAATCTCATTTGTGGTTTCTTTTTGTAGTTCTCTTTCAGCACCAACACGGGTCATAGAGTCATTCATCTCCATAACTGCCTTACGTAGGACCTTGCGGTCTTCCTCTGTAAGGCCTTGTACCGACCGTTGCTGCTGGTTATGTCCAATCATACTCATTTTAATCCACCTCAATAATAGCACTAGGGTTAATACAAACATATCCATTTGCTGCTACAACGGCAACACCGCCACCATCTTTACATTTTTGGATATACAGTTCATGGAGAGCAACATTGTTAGCAATCACATAAACAAATGCCACGATGGTGGCACCTGTAAATGCCATCAATAACATATCATAGATTTTGCTAGGCATTATTTTGTTTCCAATGCAATAAAGTATTTCAAGTTACCTGCAACATTGACGAACATTGCAAAAGCACCATTCTGCAATTCAACATTATAATCATCGGGAAGTAACTTGAGGTTCTCTGTCTTAAATGTGGCCGAGAAATCTTCGCCAGCATATTCGCCAATTTTAACAGAACCTTCATTAGAAGTATCATTGGCCTTCTCATGGATTTTCAAACGCAATTCAGCATTTTTACCAATAACAGTTAGATTAGGAAGATTATTCATTTGTGCAATTTTCAACAACTTTTGAAGAACAGAGTTTGACAAAGCAAATTTACAATCAACATTCTTTAATACTAACTCTTTATCTGGAGGTGAGATGATTAGATTAGTTGAACATGAGAAATAGTTTAAAGATAATTCACCATCATCCATAGTTACAGAATTAGAATTAAAAGTAAGTTCAGGATTCTTTAGTGTTGTAACATTACCAAGGAACTGGTTTAAGTCATAAATACCAAACTCAGAAGGAATGTTATCATCCAATTTTGCCTCAACAAGAATGGACTTTTCAGGTGAGATTGTTTTTTGCGTTTGACCTGACTTTAAAACAACACCAGAATTAATTGTGGCAAAGTTCTTAAGAACTGATAAGGTATTTTCACTTAGTTTCATTATATACTCCTTATTTTCATTAGTTTATGTATAATCCTACAACTTATTTCTATAGTTGTCAATATATAATTTCATTTTATCTTTTGAGATATATGGAATACTTGGTATTGATAATTCTTGTAACCATTGCGAGTATATTATATCAAAATGTAATTCGGTATCATAATTATTACCGTATCTTGTAGTAAAGTCATTTTTTTGATTATTAATCCATTTAAGAAATTCTATTTCGTGTGTCCAAAACCAAACAAGTTTAGGATTATTTTTTGATATTATATTTCTCATATTTTCTTTTTTAAATAAGAAACCTTCTAATTCCCAGTGATCCATTAATAGACAATCACATTCTACTCCTTTCATTTTTTCTATTCGTTCATTGATAATTTCCACATTTTCAGGAATTTTACCAAATCTTCTATTGATTTCTATGACTTCAATACTTTTTTCATAAACTCTAATTCTGTTCACACTTTCTTTTGAAATTAACATCTGTATTAAAAAACCAAATCCGTATCCTGAAACGACACAATCACCATATGCCAAATCATACATATTATACATTTCTTCATAAGATGTTTTTTCTATATTATTATATTCCATCCATTGGTTATTATTTTCTGTTAATTTATAATTAATGCCATCGTCACTAAAAAAACGATAATTTCCTATTGAATAGTCAACAATAGTTTTAGAATTCATAAAATCATATAGCATTATTACCATTCTCAAGGTGTGTCAAGACGTTTCTTAGACCTTGTTTCAAGGCATCAACGTCACTATCATTCCATAATACAGCATCAAACTCAGCCGAGGCCCATGCCGTCTCGGAAATATGCATCTTGGAAAGTTCTTCTGGAGATGGGTCATCACCTCGTTTTACGCGGATAATCTTACCGCCGGCACTCCGAATAAAATCGATTTCATTAGGAAAGCGAACGTCGGACACAACCACATCTTCATATCCGTGAATACGTTTCTCTAATGCGGCAATCCAGATGTTATCTGCGATATTGTCTCGGCACGCCTCACTACCCATTTTTTGTAGAATGAGGCGAGGTGTAACCTCGTATCCAAGTTTATTGGACCACCAAGGGTCAACACGTTCACGGAAGGCCCGTGAAGCGTTACTATCACCTTCCAAAAGACCCCGTGGCCATACAAAAATTTGGGCAACAGCATCTTTTAGAGCATCGGCAAAGGCAAACTTTTTGTAACCATAATCTCTTTCGAGAATGTCACCTACTGTGCCTTTGCCGGAACCAATGTAACCGACAACGCCGATTATCACCGCAGATTACCGCTCAATGCTGCTACTGCTGGAAGGTCACCTTGGAATCCATATGTACCAACGTGTGTTGTCTTCATCCAAGGACATAACCACACCTTAACACCGATTGCGCGGGCGTTTTGACAGAACATATAGTCCTCAGAAAGATAACGGTGTGACTGTGGATCAATAACTGTATCAAAGTAAGCATGAATGTATCGTGTGCCGTCAAAGTTGGCCTGACCTACGTGGTCTGGCTTATAGTGAAGGTGTGGATACTCTTCGGCATACTTCTCAAATACTTCACGTTTCACCATCATAAACCCTGTACCAATTTCCATAACCTCAACTGGTTCGGTCACTTTGAATGATGTGGTACCTGGAACTGGATTGAATACGAAGTCGCCTGTAACACCATCAAGCATACCAGGATTAAAGTCTTTATTATCAGCATTACGTTTTACGGCATTGACAATGTTTGACCAGTTGATTGACTTCTTTGGATATGGACCGCCGATAATATCTTTATCCAATGCCAATAGAGCAAGAACATCCTGTGGGTTAAACTGAATATCGGAGTCAATAAACAATAGATGGGTGCAACCAGAACGGAGGAACTCATCAACAAGGTAGTTTCGTGCCCTAGTAATAAGGGACTCATTGAAGATAAATGAGAAACGGCATTCCATGCCATACTGAATACAGGTTGCTTGAAGGTCGAGGCAGGCTTTAGCATACAAACCGAAGCATTGACCTCCGTAGCAGGGGGTCGCTACAAAAAGTTTTTTTGATCGCAATTCTTCAGTTGAAATCTTGATTTCCATAATGTTCTCCATAAACAAAAAGGGACGTGGCGAGGTGCCACATCCCTATATAGCATACTTTTAGAAAGTATTACTGGGCAAGGCGATAGAAAGCTGTGCGCTTACCGTCAACATTGCGGTAGTTGGTGTAGATGTTGTAAAACTCACGAAGGTCCGAAACGCGCTTACCAACATTCTCACGAGGAACGCGGGCCAACTTAGCAATGGAATCCGCTGTGATACCAGGTGATTTCGTGTTCTTCAGGAGGACGTTTTCGATCTTTTCGATTTGTGTCTTACGTGGTGTAGCCATTATATATTTCCTTTTTCATAGTTAAGTTTCGTCGTTTTGGAGCGGAGACTGTGTAATCGAAACACAGATTCCAGGGGGGACCTGGGTAATACCTTTATACGACCTCCGCATTTATACCTTGCTATAATACCGACGATTTTTATATTATAGCAGGGTATTGGTGTTATGTCAAGCTATATTTTAGAAAGTAGGACCAGCGGCACCATTAGCACCTACGGCACCTTCTGGTTGGACATCAGATCCAACAGCACCTTCAGCCGTTTCATCAACTTTCTTGTAAAGTTCCATGAAAGCATTTTTCGTATCAACATCAAAACGGTTAAGGCATAACTCAATAGCCTTTACCTTGTTTTGATTAAAGATGGAGTATGCCTCACAGATATGGACGAGACGGCGGGTTGAGATGATTTCAGACAAAGCACCTTCAAAGAAGGACTTGCGGATAACATCTGCCCAAGTAACCAACTTGTCAACAAACTCCGTTGCGGTGATACCAGAAGCCTGTAGAACATTGTTGAGGATTTTTGTCTCAACCTTAGCGGCAGGATATTCTTGTTCCATTGTAATGCTGAAACGCTCAAGGAACGCCTCATTCATAACATTGGTGCCGATAAAGCGGCCATCATCAGAACCTTTACCTTTGGTATTGGCAGTGGCCACGATATTGAAACCAGCGGCAGGATGAACCACACGGTTAGTCTTTTTCAGATAGATTGCTTTACCTTCGAGGACTGGCTGGAGGCACATAAGCTTGTTGGAACCGAGGTCAACTTCGTCCAGTAATAGTAAGGCACCGCGAGACATAGCAGTAATAACAGGACCGTCTTGCCATACGGTCTCGCCGTTGATAAGACGGAAACCACCGATAAGGTCGTCTTCGTCGGTCTCAATTGTAATGTTGACACGGACACATTCTCGCTTTTCTTGGGCACATACTTGTTCCACCATCATAGTTTTACCGTTGCCAGAAAGGCCGGTGATATATGTTGGATAGAACTTTTTAGATTTGATGATAGCACGGACGTCCGTGAAATGACCGAATGGAACATAACCGAGTGCCTTTTCAGGAACAAGTGAAACCTCGGCGTTAGTAGAAACAACCGAAGGTGCCACCATAGCAACGGCAACAGCAGGAGAAGGTGCCGCTTTCGGAGTCGGTGCCTTAGGAGTCGGGGCAACTTTTTTAGCAACCTGTGAGGAAGCATCGGCACCGTGTTCAGGAAGAGAATAGATACCACGACCAAGTTTGCGGGATACGTCATTCAGTATCCAGTTAGGTTTGTCGAGTCCGTATTTCTCGCAGATTTGGAGGACTTGCGGACGGGTGATTGAACGGATAGCACCGAACTCGAAACGGATTTTATCGAGGAACTCGGTGCGGTCAATCTTCTTAGCCATTAGAACTATTCCTTTCAGATTTCTCATTATATATGGATTATAGCATACGGAATGGTAGGTGTCAACCATTATTTTGGAATGTAAACACCATTGATTTTACGCAACTTTCTTGGACTGTGTTGCGATACGGTCAACAAACTGACGGAGGAGAACTCGGTTTACCGTCTTTTTCATGGCAAACTTGGAGAATGCCGCAGCCATTCTTTTTGGCGACATTTTCTTATCACCGCTATTGTCAATTTCCAGTTTGTTAGTATTATCGCCAATGGCATTTGAGTCAATAACATAGTATTCATCATAGCCAGCACTCTGAACAGGATAGAACTTATTGTCCTGCCAGAACTTTTTGGTTTTTGTATCCTTATCAGTATAACTCCAAAGGTTAAAGTCAGACATGAACCTTTTGAAGTTCCGCTCAAAGAGATAGAAACCAACAAGGTTGCAACCGGTGCGGTCTTTTAGAATACGCAGGAGGACATTTGTATTGTTTTGCGTACCCATCCAACCCCAAGGCTCATAGTCATATGTCTTGCGGGTTACTGGATCAACATAGAAATACTTGCGGTTAGCAGACCGTTGCGTAGTGGTCATACCTGTAGTAGGAAGAGTTTCATTCTTCACACCTTCACCACTGTCAGAACCACCGTCGGTCATAAAGATAGTATTGACTATTTCCAGTTTGTTCTTAGCACGGAAATCTTCAACCATCTTTGGCGCAATCATAATGGCCAGGTTGAGAGGCGTACCACCGAGGCCGTCGCAACCGAGATAGTTCCGACCAGAAGCATACCAAAGGAAAGACATTGCGAAGTTAAGTTCCTGTGTATTCATACGGGATGATAGGAAGTTCCGCATAACCACGGCACCACCACCAATCACATTTTGCTGGTTCATATATGTGAATGGATTGTCGGCGCCGCAATCCCTGAAAGCATATACCTCAAAAGGCACTCCGATTTGT